CCTTATTCAAGGTTGAATAGCCTTGAACATTACTGTCTTTGGCAATCGCCTGCAGGTCAGCGAGTTTAAACTTCGAAAGATCAGCGACCGTAGCCGCTTTAACCTTTTCTCCAAGCTTGTCCGCCTGTACTTTTTCAAGAAAAATAGTTTCTCCCGGTTTAACCAGTTTGCCTTGGTCAACCAGGTATGCATTAGAGAAATATAGTGCCAATTCAATCACTCCTTAATTTTTATTCAGAATCAAACGCCCATCGTAACGATAGCCTGTGGTTTCTGCAGAGCCGGGAAAGCCGTTTCACCAACGCGCACCGATTCCTGCGGTGGATCATCCTCGATCTTCGGCTTCACGAACTTGCCGGACTGGAAGTTCTTTTCAGCAGTCGGCCCGATCATGGTGCTGCCTAAATTCTCTCCGAGCAGGACAAACTTGCTGTCTTCCAGCAGTGCTACATCACCAGTTCCGTAGAGGTTCAGAACATCGTCATTGATTTCATAAGGCGGCAGTCCAAGAGACGAGAACACATTGGCAAGATCTTGCTTGGTTAGCAGTCGTTTATCCGTTGGGTTGCCGTACACTTGATACTTAATCTGATCGTTCTTGAGCATCAGTGCTTCAGTTGCACTAGTCAGGTGCATTACTACTGGCTTTTTGCGCTGGTTCTTTGTCTTGAACTGATTAACTGCAGCAGTGATGTCATCAAGCGGCGTCGCAGTGGAAACGGCGCTCCAAGGTGTAGTCGCAGTTAATTTGTTTTCAACCGGCACACCAAAATCAACGTTGATGTGTACATCGTTTTCTTCATCGTCATACTGCAGCACACCACGATAAAGTGCTTGAGCGCGCAGAAATTCTTCCACATCATCCACACCAGCAATCAGATCATCCGTGTTCTGGTAAACATAATCAACCGCCTGACGCTTTTCTTCGTCATTACGTGGCGAATGAAACTTCAGGATTTGGCGTTCGTCCAAACGGAACATGTGCTGAATCTTCGCAACGGATGCATAAGCTTTCTGCAGTTCCTTGGTATCACGGAGCGGTGCAGAAGCACTGAAACCAGTGATCGATGCAGCCTGTGCGTACTTTCCTGTAATGATGTTATAAGTGAAATCAATATCACTTGTCGTTTTCTGAGGCAAGAAGCGTCTTAGTAAATAAATTCTTGCCGGTGGTACGTTTTCAACGTAGCCTTCAAATTCAGGCTGTTGAAATTCATCAAGATGTAATGGCATTTCTCATCATCCTCCCTAAAATTAAATTAGATATCGAATACGATGCGGCCAGCGGTCGCAGTTTTGAAGTTTGCAGTCACACCGGTGCATTTTGATTCCAGTGGGTGCCCAGCCGCCAAGATACCAACAATTGGGTTGGATCCGGTATAGATCTTCACATCGTGCATGGTCAGTCCCGCACCGGCCATTGTTGCCGCTGTTTCAGCAACGACCTTGTGATACAGACCATCAACGTCTTTAAAGACTGCAGTACCTGCCTTTACGTACTCTCCTGCGGTAAAGTCAGCCGCTGCCAGTGTAGCTCCGCCTGTCTTCACTTCCATGCCCTGCGTATTACGCATAAATTCCTTTTGACCATAAATGGTGTCAAAACGTGGTTGTAGGTTCACTTGTTATTCCTCCTTCTTGTGCCGTGCAAGTGCGCGAGCCTTGCCGGATTCATATGGATCATGCTTTGGTTTCTTGTTGCCACGCTGGTGAGAACCAGGCTTGTACGATGAACTCTTTTTCTTGCGCTTTGACTTCTCATCTTCGTCATCGTCCTCATCTTCAGCAAAAAGATCCGGGAACTCGTCTTCCAAAGCGTCAAACGCTTCTTCGAGATCGTCCGGATCCACTTCACCGTCTTCATTCAGTTCCAACTTGTCCAGGTCGATCAACCGAGCAACTAGTTTCGGATTCTGACCATTGTCCGCGGCATATTCCTTAACGGATAGACGTTTCGCTTTGCGATCCAGTTTCAGCTGCAGCTTAGCCGTTTTCGCATCGTCCTCGTCCTTGTCTTCTCCCTTCTTGTCGTCCTGTTCCTGCTGTTCCTTAGCAAGAAGCTCCTTAGCTTTCTTGAGGTCAACGCCTTTCAGCCGTTTGTCAAATTTGCTCTTAAACAACTGATTAAATTGCTTTTTCAGCTTAGGATCATCCTTGATCATCTGCTCAAGCGTTTGTTCCTCATCCTGGTCATCGTCACCGTCTTGATCTTCCTGATCGTCGTCTTCATCGTCGCCCTTGTCGTCATCATCTTCATCCTCGCTAGCAAAGTATTGAAGGTTAAGACTGTGCGGCAGTTTCTCTACTGTTTGGTCAGTATGTACCCTCTTTTGAAATAGCAAAGCAACGATCAGTGAGATCCATAGTTTCAGTTTTGTAAACATGTATATCCTCCTCTGCTCTATGGCTGCAGGCGCCGTTATCTCATGCGGCTTTTAATGTCATCAGCACGGTTCGGACAAAATAAATAAGCCTGTTTACGTCTGTGCTCAAGACGAGATAAAAGGATCACCTTATCCTTTCCGGGATATCCCCTGAATGATGCCGCGGTATTCACTTTGCAATTCTTGGAATCGAACGGTATTTTGCCGCTTCATCCGCCTAAACCCGCCGATTGTCTTAGGACAGTCAGGGCCAAGCACCATTTGCCACCTAGCAAACTGTTTCTTCTCTTGATTCGCAATTCTGCGAATCTCTTGCTCTTTCTCATAAGCCTTTCTCTGAGAAGCGGAGCGAGTGTCCTTATCCACATTAAAACCTTTCCATTTCGCCTGTTCTGTACTTATTTCATCATCAGAATGAAATTCTAAGACATACGGTGCAACAGTATGACGACAATTCGGATGATACGGTGGCAGTGGTCCATCTGGAAATCGTTTGTCACTTCCATCAATGCAAAATACCATTCCACCATACCCAGCACACACATGGCACGTTGGCTGATGTTCATCCACTTTGACAAGCGTTACACCGTTTTCCAAGTACCGATTAACTGCCCCGGTTGTGCTTGCTGTCCGCATCTTCGTGCGCACGACCGTCTGTGAATAGAAATCCAGTGGCAGTCGCTTATTGTCGCTCGTGATGAATGATGTCAGTCCATTATCAGCGAACGACTTGGCAACCCGCGCCTGTATAACTTTTCGTGGATCACCAACGATCAGCCCGTTTGTGATATCCTTTTTCACCGCTGCGAGCGCGCCATCAATGCTTGCTTTTGCATTCTTTTGCGCTGTTCGAATCGCCGCATTCAAATCCATCATCGTGTCTTCAACAATGTTCTGCACCGCTTCGAGATGCATTTGTGATTGAAACTCTTTCCGCACCTTGCCATCTTTCGTGAGTGCAGAAGCTTTCTTGAGTTCAACTCCGGCATCGATGAGCAGCTTTGTTCCCTGATCAACGCCGCCGAAATACTCTTTGAGAATCTGTTCGGGAATCGCATCTGCAACCGTAGCTTTCAGCCTGTCCAGTGTCTTCAATATCGTGTTAATGAGATCGAGCGCATTCGCATCACTCTGCAGATCTTCAGTTGAACTCACTTGAGACAAAATATCTTGAACAACGAACGAAAAGTAATCAATCAACTTGTCAGGAGACATTATTCTTCATCCTCTTCGATCGGCTTCCCATCCTCGTCCCGGTTGTCCATGAAGTTGCTTAGATTGGACCGCCCTTTGTTAAGCGAGGACGAATCATCACTTTGTTGTTCCTGTTCGATTCGCGCCATCTCTTCCTGAATCCACTCTTCAGAAGCGTCCGGATTGTTTCTTCTGACCGTTGTTTCAAGCGACTGAGCAGCCTTACTGTTGGCACCACCGAATGCCGCATTGTTCTGATCGATCAACTCTTTGCGGGTGATTGGAATCATTTCCTTAATCGCAATCTCTGGCTCTTCCACGACAATGTTCTGATCATCTTTGTTCGCAAGCCATAGGCAGTTTTCGAACAGCTGCTTGAGGAAGTAGATGTACTCGCCCTGGATGCGCTCTGCTTTCATGATTGATAGGAACAGATCGTAGAACTTAGCAATGCCAGATTGAGCACCAGTTCCATCATCTTTAAAGAAATCAATTGCCTTTTCGGACGTTTGCGTCTCAGCGAGCATGATCTGCATGAGATCTTTTACCCATTGCACATCACCAATTTTCGTAATGTCGATCTGAATGACTTCAAGGGCCTTGCCGTTGTCGTCAAACGTTGTAATCTCTAGGTCTCGGTGATCGATCTTGCTCTCGTCTCCATAACGCTCCATGGCTTTATCCTGTAATGCCTGCATAATCTCCTTACTGACGGCGATCCTTGGCTTTCCGTTGCGTTCATAGACGATGGCATTTCTTGTGAGAGACCAGTTGATTTCATCCTGCTTGCCTTCCTGCCCTTTAAGACACGAGACACCAAGCGGATGCATGAACGTTTTATCATTCGGCCAGTACACAATAAATGGACGGTTGCGACCGGGGTAAAAGGTCTCCAACTCGTCCATCTCTAAAAGTTCTTCAGCTGTTTCATCGTCTACTGGTTCAAGCTGTCCGTTGATGCTCTGTTTATAGTTGCCTGGGCTTGTTGCATCGTAACCGCCGGCCGCTTTCTTCTCGTCCTTCGTGCCTAACTCGTCGATCTTGTAGAGCAGGTTCGTTGCTCGGAGTCCGCCATCCTCGACACGCTCACGGTAGACATGCAAGTAAAAGTCCTCGCCGATCTTTCGTTGATAAGCTAGATCAGCACCTAAGCCGTCCTCGTGCGGAAAGTAAACGTCGCGCTGCTTCGTATCGATCCTCAAGCCGCGCTCATCGTTCCAAACGACACCGACAAGACCGCCATCCACTTGTTGCTGAACGATGTTGCTCCAGTGTTCCATCTGCAAACCACTGTTCTTCTCAATCTGCTCGATCAGTTCTTGCTGCAGGTCGTCAATCTGACTGTTTGCTGCGTCTTTCGGAGCTTCTAGCTGTTCATCGGTATCTTTATTCGCCGCATCATTCTGCTCGCTGCTAGAATGAATTGAGGACGATATTTTGCCGATCGACCGCGACACGAGCATGGCTGGAATCTCGGGAATCAGCTTCGAGATATTCGCAATAATGTACGGTGTTTGCACGTTTTGTGCGTAGTGCTGTCCGTGCATGATCTGATCGGTGATCTCACCTTTCGCAATTAGGTTCTTCGCTCGAGGAAACAGATCGGCGTGCTTTCCTTCATACAAGTCTCGGTAAAACCACACGTGCCCATGAAACCCCTCAATCACACCCTGCGACCACTGTGTCCAATTGATTGCTGGCATCCAATTACCTCCTTTCGTCCAAAATAAAAGACGCCATCACTTGGCGCCATACTTTTCGAGATATTCCCTTTTCAGTTCGTCCATCCGGTTCGCAATTACAACAGGTAGTTTGATATGTTGACCAGCAATGTTTTCAATGTATTTGCCGTCCAGCTGCTGATACTCTTCTTCAAGAGCCTGAACTTTATCCATATCAAGCGGTCGCTGCTTGTAAGCTTTCTGAGTCTGAAACAGTAATGACTTCCGCCGTTCTTGCATCTTCTTCACGTCCTTGTCCATCACGTAAGCGGCATACTCACGCTTGCAATGCGGACACCGGAAGTAACCTACAATGAATTTATCAATCTTTTTCGTCTTGTGCTTAATCTCGAAATCTTTATGGCACTCATCACAATTGACTTTCATTTGATCACCATCCCGATCTGCTACTAATGCCTGCTTTCGGTGCAAACAGAACCGTCTGAACAAAGTATCTATCACTATCAAGAGCATGGTCAAACTGCTTCACAGGCTTGTCCTCGCCGCGATCAGCAGCCTTCTCATCCCAAACATAGGATGCAAACTCGGTGAAAGTATTCTTGCAACAATCATTATATAGAATTAAACAATTATTGAGCGCGACCGACATATTTTCAATGCCTGGCAGAACCTCGTTCTTCGCTTTAATTACATAATAACCTGCTCGTTTCAATTCTTCTATGAAACTCGTTGCTGAAGGATCGATAATCACGCCACGCAGCCTCCGATCGCCAACAAACTTCTTAAAATCGTTCAAATACCGGCTATTCGTTTTCTGCTTAACTTCTTTGCGGCCGTTGTAATAGTATTCCTTAACCTTGTACCACACACCGTTGCAGAAGCCCCACATGCCAAACGTCATTGGGTTCTGCATGCCGTAGTCACATGAAACATAAAACTGAGTATAGCGCCGCTCCTCAGTCGGAACAACGTGTTTCTCACGGTCAAACATATCATAGATTAAGCCTTCAGCAAGCACCCACAAGCCAAGAATAAACCGCTTGTAGAACACTCCGGTATACAGGCGCTTGTATCGTTCTTTGACCGCTTCAGACAGTGAATAGTTATCATCCATCGTGAAATGGAGATGAGCCATTCTCTTGCCCTTGAGATGATTAAGATATTCCGTCTTGAACCAATGATAAGGTCCTTCCGGGTTGCAGTTGAACCACAGCTTCGAACCATCCACAGAACAACGTGCAGTCGCTTGATTCACAAACGATTGTGGCATTAAGGCTACTTCGTCAAAGAACATGCCGGCAAGCGTAATTCCTTGGATGAGGTCTTGTGACCCTTCGTCCTTGCCGCCGAACACATAAAAATAATTCACGACTCCTTTGAATCGAATCTCAAGCATGTTGTCTGCTCGATGATCTTTCACGCGGTAATGCCGTGAACGTAGCATTCGTTTAAGTGGTGTAATTACGTTTCGCCGGAATGAACCGATGGTCTTGCCTGACATGCCTAAGTTCTCTTCTGAGAACGTCTCCATTGCCCACATAACATAGGAGAGCGACATTACCACTGTTTTGCCTGCGCGGACAGAGCCATCACAGATGATTCCGTCTAAATCTTTCACCGGTGAATCTTTACGCCACCAGGTCAGCACCTGCATTTGCTTTGGAGAAAATGTTCTAAACGTAAACGGTGCGGGCTTCTTTTTGTGAACGAGCATCGTGAACTTCTTAACGCGTGGCTTCGTCTCAATCATCGGATTCACCACTGCTCTCGTTCTCGCTATAGTCATTCCAGACATCAGCCGTCTTGCCGTTCAGTGCGTCTAGGAACCCATCATCCTCGTAATCATCATCATCTTCTCCTTTTAGCTTCGTAGTTTCGGCTTGTGCCTTAGCAGTATCAGCCTTAATTTTCTCAGCTCTGAGTTTCTCTTGCTGCGTCTTGGACAAAAGATCAAAGTACTTCGACAACATATCGAGTGCCTTCATTTTGTCTGCGAGCTTAATCGATACTCCGTCGCGGCCTTGCTTCACTTCGTTAATTAATGAACCGTCAACGCAGTTCGAATCCTTTAAATCAACAAACGAATATGATTCTGTACTTTCGTCAAAGACCGGGTTGCCGTCGCCGTCATGATCGACAATCTCTTTTTTGGTCATTTCTCTATTACCGAACTCAACGTAATCAGTAATATCAGCGAAGGCTATTTGAATGTACTTGTTCAGTACGTCCATTGCATCAATGAACAGTTCCTGATGCATCTTGCCTTTGACTTCACGAATATGTTCCGCAACTCTAACATTTGATAACAAGCGAGGTCCCTGAACATGAGCAGTATCTATTGAGTATCCCGCTTTAATGGCTGCCTGCGTTGCATTAAACGACTTCAAATAGTACAAACAAAAAAGCCTTTGCTTCTCGGTTAATTCAACCGATTCTGCAATAGGCTCTTTAATTTCTTTTTTGCTTGGCGCACGTGCCTGCTTCGTTCCTTTTCTTTTTGTAGTACTACAATCATTCTTTTGCAGTACTGCATTCCATTTATCTCGGCTCTTCCATGCACTGATTGTCTTTTCAGGAACATCTAATTGGTTTGCTATTTCTCGATTAGTGATCTTTCCTTGATGCTGCTTCCATATCTTAAATGCTTGATCTCTGCGTGGGTCTCTTTTTCTTGGCATTACATGTCACCACACCTCCGAATTAAGGGTTGTCTTGAGCAAAATAAAAACACCCACGAAGGGTGCCAAATACCTTTAGCCGATTTATCAATTTTTTAACGTTTTTTGAAATGTCTCTTTAAGGGTCTTATCGAGCACCCATTCCCCAAAAGTTTCATCATCTTTAGCAATAAATCCATTTTTACCACGGTCAAATATATAATCTTTATCATGACCAATTCCCATTGATTCACTTTTAACTTTTATATTACTGTCATTATAATATACAAACAATGCTTCACTTTTGAAAACTATTGCATATTCATTGTCTGAAATATCAATGAATAACTCTTTGTTTGACACATTAATAGCATCATTAAGTCGGTTCTTCAAATCATTAAAGTAAGATGCGATCAATTCTTTTGTGTTTTTTCTTTTTTCATTATTAACGATTTTCTGATTCAGTGATTCGTTAATTTTTGATATAAACTCTTCTTTGTAACTCACGGATTATTCATCCCCTATTCGTTTACTCAATAATAACCCAGATTGTAATAATTGCCCATAATAAAAAGCATCCTCTTAGATGCTTTTGTCTTTAAATATATTAAGTACCGAAGGTATGCCTGCTATGCACTTATTTACGATATAAGGATAACATAAAAAATCCAACTAGAAGTGTCGTCTCGGTGTTGTGTTTCGGAAGTCTCTTGATATTTTTCTGAACAGTCCGTTGCTAATTTTTGCGTTAACATGTTTGATCCAATCGTAACTGTAGCCGAGTTCGTCAGCGATCTCAACAAGCGAATACCCTTGCAACCTGCGATAAGCAACCTTATATTGAATGCCGTTAAATTCATTCATTTTCTTTTCAATATCCCGCTTAGTCTGCTCTTTATCGTTCATGATTTGGTTCAAAGGAATAAGTACATCATCCACCCGATACATCTCATCCAACGCGCGATCAAGGGGCATCATGGCTTTGGTTGGATGAGTGCCCATTTGCCAATAATAGTCGCGTTCAGTTTCTAGCTGGTTAATCCGCAAAAACAAGCAATCAATCTCTTTACAGAGGTCATTGTATAACTCAAGAGGAAGTAACTTTGATTTTGTCACGTTACCGCCCCTTCCTTCTGACGGCGTGATTGTGCCGTTCAAATATTGGTTGATCGATGCCCATTAGATTCTCAAGTGTCCGCCTCGACAGCTTTTCGGAACGATGCCCCTGTTTTCGTGAACGATCGCTCTCTAAATTGGTTCGTTTTCTACTATTTTCGGAACGATTCATGAAAAACGCCTCCTTTTGAGCAAATAAAAAGAGGACAAGAAGAACGGCTATATTAAACCGTTGATCTTGTCCTCCAGTTGACTGGTAGAACAAAAAATTATTTATTTATTTCTTTTTCAATTTTATTTTGCATTTCGTATAATTTTTGATTTTGTTTCATTAACCGGTTAAATTGACCAATTATAGCTTTTTTTAAATCTTTTCTCCTTAATTCATCTTGAGTTGACTCAAGTGATTTAAGAAACATTTCGAGTGTTTCTAGACTGTCTCTAGAAAAAAGAAAATATTCATAGACATCTGGTAATATGATTTTATCATCAACACTGGTAATTATTGCTTTCAATTTTCTAATGTTATACCAAAACATTGCATAGTTTAAAGAGTCTTGTTCATCAAGAACTTTATTTAGATCCACCATCTTAAAAAATTTATCACTGGTACGAGCTATAGAAATAAAAAGATTCATATATTTGTTAAAGTTTTGATATTTTTGCTTCAACTCCTTTTTATTTTGATAATGAATTTGAAAGAATAATACACTTACTGCTGTAAGTCCTGAAAGTATTGAACCTAGTAGAGATCCTATGAAGTCTGGGTCAGAAAACAAATTCAACAAATACTCCTTCAAAACTCCTCCCCCCGTCCCCGTCATTTCCAGCCAATTCCCTTTTTCATGAGATATTCCGCATATGCTCCGGTGCCCATTACAAGTACCATCCCTTCGATGATTATGCTCGGGGAAGTGATCACATTGACAAAATACGGAATCCAGCATAAGCACGAAACAAGGAGCCATTTCAAAACCAGAAAAATAATTGAATTTGCTGACATTGGACACCACATCCTTAAAATTCTTCGCCTTCATCCCACTTCACGCGCTTCGCTTTGCCCAGTACACTACTGTATAGTTAGTTGCTTACTTACTACATACCTCTTTGTAATCATTTAATAAATAGCTAGATTCTATTTTTCTCCTCTTCAATGCATAATTCGATAATTTTTATAATGAAAGAGCATTTTTTTTGCTTGCTTGTAGCAAGATAATACATAAGAGAAAAATAGGATGAAGAAATGATAAGAACAAAACATACTTTGATTACAACGTACAATGATGGTCCTGACAATAAACGGTATATCTTTGTTGATATAAAATTTGATTTTCCATAAAGCGAAATTACTGCAACAAATAAAGTAAGTATAGTCGAACCCCATACATTAAAAAATTTATTATGTTCAAATCTCTCGAAATAAATCTTTAGCAACTCTAACGATGGCACGTCTTTACTTGTTAAATCTAATATCTTTTTTTTACATGTTTTCATATAATTAATTGGATCCGTATCACTGGTATTTAATATTTCAATAATAACTTCATCAGATGAAGATTCTTTTAAATTTATGTCCCCAATCTTCTTTTCTACTACCACTAGCTTCTTCATATCCATAGTTATCATTCTAAAATCTACAAAATCTGAAACGAATAGCGCAAAAGAAATAAGTGCTATACTTTTCCAATAGTACTTTAAAAACGAATTATGCATAAATATACTCTCTATCTTATTTCTAAGTAAAATAACGTGATATAAAGGATTAATCATTGAATCCATGTGAACTACTATTAACCCCAATATTATGGGGGAAAGAAAAAGAACAATCAAAATTAAATATTTTAACCAAAAAAGAGGAAACCTGTTTTCTTGATAATAAATAAAAACTTTCTTAAAATCTGTTTTTACAAATTTAGACTCAATATATTTCATTTCTATAACCTATTTCTTACCACTCATCCCCGCCTTTCGACTTCACTCGCTTAATCTTCCCCTGGTGCATGACAACAGTTTGCCCACCGTGCTCAGGTAGATCATATAGCTTAGCTTTTCCGTCACCAACGACAACAATAAATGGTTTATTTTCCCTAGCCACTTAATTTATCGGATCGTTTAGTCATTTTATTAATAAAAGAGGACGCAGAAACAACGGCGTTAACCGTCATTTCAACGTCCTCCAGCTGACTGGTAGAACAATTTAATTAAACATACTTTTCTCAATTACATCTGTCATTTTTTCGATTCTAAAATATTTCTGCTCTACATTATTCACTAAATATAAATTATGCGGAATCTTAAGATTTTCACTTACGTGTACTACACCTTCTAAGTCATTAAAAAAATTAATATAGCAAAGAAGATCGTTTCCACATTGAACTAATAACGATACTATACTGTTGTCTTTTCCAAATAATTGGATTAATGTATTATGCCGCTTGTTATTTTTATCTACGACATTTACCCTTCCATGGATTTTTGAAGGTATGTTTTCCATAATCCATTTTCTTAGCTTAATTCCTATTGGGTCATTCAAATACTTAGCACCAAGTTGCTCAAAAGCAATTTCATAAGCAATTTTCAAAAACTCTTGATGAATATTTAAATCAACATTTTTATTCAGCTTTATTTTTGAATTTTCTTTTTGAGTCAAAGAGTGTCTTAGAATTTCTTCTGCTTTCATTGTTGGCCGGTTGGCTCTTTTTAAAAACTTATTTACCATAATCGGAAGGATTTTTTTGTCTTTTAAATCTACTTGAAATAGTACACTCTCCCCATCCTCTGAAAGTTCTTTATGGGGAACCATCTTCGTTCCAACAATCTTACCTTTATTATCAGTTTGCAAAATGACATTTATTTTAGTGTCATTATCTAAGACACCTTTATCAAATATCTTAGGTAACTGTCCATTCTTACCTCTAAGTTGATAAGAAAGTCTTGCAAATTGCATTAATAAATTATTCACTAGGGGAAAATCGACTTTTTCCCCCAAATATTCATTGCATTCCTTACAAACACAATATATATGATACTGACCACCCAAAGAATCAGGGAACACATGCTCATCCGTTAATTTTCTGTTTTTCAAACAAAAAATACAGATACCATTCAGATCCAATCAAAACTCCTCCCCCTCGTCCCACTTCACACGCTTGATCTTGCCCTGGTGCGTGACAATCGTCGTCTCTCCGTGCTCAGGTAAATCTGTGAATTTCACTTTTCCATTTCCAATCACAATCACTTTGTTATTTATTCCCATTATATCAACATTCAGCTGCATTGT